CACCGTTAAATGTATTACCTTGATCTTGCCTATATACAAACCCATCAAAGCCTCCGTGTATGGGTATAACATTTCCAGATTCCACCACACTGTCTGTACAGGCAGGTCTAATACCTTTCATTTGTGCGAACTCAAAAGACTGGCCTTTAAGTACACAAATAACTCCTATAGTAGATTTTTCTCCACCACCCTCTTTAGAAAAAAAGATTCTGTATTGTGTTTTATCTGGTATAACTAAAGAAGTAAAAGCCCCTGAGTCACTAAGGTTTTCTCTAAACAAAGATTGTACATTAGAACTAATTGTACCTAACTCAACGTCACCAATTCTTGCAGTACCAGCAATAGTACGTAATCCGTCAGGGCCTAAAAAGATTAAGTCACCAGCAAATTCTTGTATTGTATCTCCGTTAACACATCCAATATTACGTGTAACAGGGGTAACAGCAAAGGTAGCACTCGATGTTCCCGATAGTTTAAATATTCTGCTTTCACAAAAGATAAACAAGTCTTCACGGAAAACTTTTAGCCCTACAATTGTGTCATCAACTTTTATGCTACCTGCACCGCTCCCAGAAGAGAAGTTATCTTCATCAAAAGCAACACTAAATACTACTTCTTGAGGAGTGCTAGACATGCCAGAATAGAACATATGGTTTTTAAACGCTGCTACGTGTTTAGCACCAGCAACAGAAGATGTGGATACATCAGTCGCTACTAGTGATGTGTTGAATACTGTAGGTGCATTATCTTGATCGACTATAATAAATTTATCACTACCATCAAAGTTAAACCGTTCAAACTTATACTTAGCTGCGGCAGATCTTCCTGTGTCTCGTTCTGTCCAGCTTTCAGATATAACTGTATTGGCTGCGTGTAGTGCTGCTGTAGTACTACTTGTTGCTCTAGTTACACCAGTAAGAGTTGTAGCTGTTTTTCCTGTATAAGTAAATATTTCTGAGTCTATGTATACAGTACCACTAGAACTAAATGAAGTTGTACTCTTAGCATTTATAGTACCAGACCCAGACATTGTAGTACTAGCTATAATTTTTTGTGATAACGTAGTACTAGCAGAACTAAATATCTTTTCTCCTCTAGCAGCTACTACATAGTCGTGAAATAAAGCTGACATTAACATAGGCTCACTACTAAGTGATGTTGCAGGAACCTGCTGTATTATGTAGGGGGAAAAACCATTAATGCGTCTATAGCCACCCTCAACGTCAGGCTCAAAGTTAGTTAACTCTAGAGCTTGTCCAGGCTGCATAATAAAAGTAGATTGGTTAAGAACCAGCCCACCCTCACAGTTGAATGAAAAAGGTTGTACCTGTGAATTATCTGGCATTAATTAACTCTGAGGGAGGAGCTAAAGCCACCCCTTGCGTTGTTTGGCATATACGTAGATCTTATATACTCATACTTATTTACTAACAGAGTTTGCATATTTTTTATGCCTTGTTCAAACCTAGTAAAGTTTATGCCGTATTGTTGTACTTCTCCTCGATACTGATACACAAAAGAAGTAGCCCCATCAACAATAACTGCCGCAAAACGATCAGGAATTGTTGTAGTACTACCGTGTAAAACCATATCCGTAGGGAAGGTAAAGTAGTCAAATTTTATTACAAAAGATTTGGTGGGGTATGGGAACAATAAATAGTTATTGTCTAAGGTTCGTACCACATGTGTGGGTACACCTCCGTCATCGAATTGTGTTACAACTACACCGCTACTATGAGCCGCAGCGGTTGTGCTATTTGCACCACGGCTAACTCCAGTAACATCGTTACCACTAATAGCAGTATACGTTACTTCTTCGTTTCCTATGTGTAACTTACCTGCACTATCTAAACCAGTAGTTGATGTAAGAGTGAGAGTAGTGACGGAATTTGAATGAGAGCCATTTAAGGTTGTAGATATAATAAGATCTTCTTGATCTACATTTTTATTAATATAATCATTATAGTCAAGGATGCCCAGTTTACCACCGCTGTTACCTAGCGATTCATCTGCTACTATTCTAAAGGTATTGTAGTCTACTACTTTAGTTGAGGCAGGAAGCGAGTACCGAACAACACCTGCGGTTAGTGTTTTACTTTCAGTAGCGTGGTTAAATGGGTAGTTAAATTCTCTTTGATTTATGTAGCGAACAGCTTCATTGATAGCAGTTTTAGCTTGTGTCTGTATTCCTCTAGAAGATGAAAATGTAGAAGATGTTAGTTCAACTTCATTTAACCTTGCTAGAACCTTGTTCGTTAAAGTTAGATAACTTTCTGCCATGTATATAATCTTTCACATAAATAAGGTGAAGGGGCCAGTTCAACCAGCCCCCTCATATGTTTTGTATTATGCTAATGTGTCTCTATCGACATCAACAGGTGCTAATGACCCTGTGTCGGAACAATCCATCATAACTGCAAATATCCTAATTATGCCACTAACAGGTGTTGTTGATATTGCTTGCAATTCCAAATCAATGGTATCAGCAGTTTCAACTAGTATGTTAGAGTCGTCAGTAGGTGTAGCGTAGTCACCTGCAGTAGCAGCATCACCATCGTGTACTGCAACAAAAGTATCTACTGCACCGTGAGTGTCAGAAAAACCTAAGTTAAAGGTAACTCCAGCCGCACTAGAGTCTAGAGCAGTATCATATTGCATACCTGCTTGTAGTACTAGTGTGTTAGCTGGAACTGATATAGCCTGAAAAATGTCTCCTGCGGCTAAAGCAGAACCTTTCTCAGTTGTCGCAGTAGCTAAGTTAATGGAAGCTTGCGCATAGTAAGGCATTCTTCCTCTGTTGCTCATGCCTCTTGCAGAGACTAATTCGCCAGTTTGTGTAGCCATTTTTTAATCTCCCCTAAGCTGCGTTATATACGGCATTGACAAGAGCTTCTGGACGAAGGATCTTTCTGCCATAAAGATGCATCCCACGAACAATATCACTGAATGAATCGGGGTCCCGATAAGATTCAACTTTATTGATCTGTTCTGCGGTTGCAACAGCACTATCGTGTCCAGCAACAATTACACCAAAGTTAGCAAGTTGGTTAGATGTTCCAGATGTTCCTGGTCCAGTACCTACTGCAGGTAGATTGTTAGACTGATATACACGGAAACCGTGCAAGCTGTTTAATATTAGACCGTTTTGGATGCCTGATCCACCGAAGTCTGAATTCATAAGACGTGAGTCTTCATCTTTCAACATTTCAATAAATACAGAATCTAAGCAGATCCATCTGTTACGAGAGTCAACATTTTGTTGGTCAAGTAGTCTCGCCATTCTAGCAATTACCTGTAAAGGTGAAGCTGTAGCTGTTGGCTGAGAAGTAGCACCACCAAAACGAGGTACAAGAGGAATCGAATGATTTCCTGCAGAACTTGTTGTGATGTTGCCAAAGTCGCCTTTGGTTAGCTTCATACTAGAAAGTAGCTCGTCTGTACCAGCAGTAGATACTGCTACAGATCCGTTTACAGTTGCGTTAACTGTATCCGCATCAGCGTGAATTGCAGACTGTTTGAAACCAGCTAGGTATCCAAGAACGTCTTGGTCCATTTGGTCAGCTAATCTGTATGCTGCGCGGTCTGTGGCGAGATTCATAAAGTCAATGTGACTGTGCGCTTCTTCAATATCGTCGATTTTAAATGCAAAGTAATTTGATTTATCGACAGTAAGTTGAAACTCTTCGTCATCAAGATCCTGTGGTAGTATTGTAGTACCACGAGTGTAGGCTCTAACTGAGACCTCAGGTTCTTTCATTATTTTTACTGTATCGCCTTGGTTTGCTATTTCACCAAAGTAATCGTTATTGGTAATAGCGTTAGCAACGGCAGACTTGCGAAATGCAAGTTGTACCTGTTTGCTGTAGATGATGGGTGAAAAATTACCGTTTGGTAAATTCCCGTACCCACTTGCTGAAGAAAAAGCCATTGTATAAAATCCTCCATAAAGATATGGCTATGTAATATAAACACAACATATCCACGAAAGGGGCCTGTTATTTTCTAGGGTGCAATTTAAGTTTTAGATCCGTCGATCTTGCTATAAAATGGGCCTGTACTTAATAGGGTAGTTCTTTGCGGCTTAGTGTTTGGTGAAACACATACATTAAATTTAAACAATTTATGTATATGTGTATAGTTATACCTACAATATTCTAAGTGTCAAGTCTTTTTTGACATATCATAAGTAAACTTGCCCTCTCGCATAGCCGTCATAATCTCATCGGATCTTTTAGCATATTCGCGGGGGGACATTCGGTGTACCACAGACTCACTAAGATATTTCTTAGATTCATCTGCTTCTGGTGAAGTTCGAGTTCTAGCATTTACAGAAGAAGCTGCTGCTTTATCTGATTTATTTGCTTTTGAAATGTTTTTATCTTGTTTGTATAGGTCTATGACACGAGCAACAGATTTAGCATCGTCTTGATTTTCGTATAGAGCATCCTTAACCCATTTAGGTTGTTCGTCTGCCCAGTTATGAAATTCATCGCCACTTCTAATTGATTCAAAATCAGGGTGAATACTAACAAGTTCAGCTTCAGCTTTTTCTCGTATTGCGTCAGCTCTTATTTGTTCAAACTTTTTCATCCTACTTTCTAAATCAGTAGATCTTTCTGTTGCTTTTTTATCTGCAATTGACTCTACTATGGCAGCAACATCAGGATGCTGTCTTGCCCATGCGTCAACTTCTGCTGTAGACTTAGGTAGAACAAGTTCATTCTTCGATGCAAGAGTAAGTTGAGACTCCAGCTTTTCTAAACGAGACTGCATTTCTTTTTCTTTTTCAGATGTATGCTTACGTAAATCACCGTAGCGTTTCTTAAAAGATCTTTCTTCTGCAGTTAAACCTGCGTCATCATCTTTAGTTTGTACTTCGTTTAAAGGATGCTCTTCGTTTATATCTTCTTGAGTTTCTACGTTAGGACTACGCCCTGCGTCCTTCATTAGTTGATCTAACTCTTCTTGATCTCTGACTGCACGGGCTATGTTTCTGTTGTGTGAAGGGGAATCAACCACTACAGGTATTTCTTTTTGGACTGCTACTTCCGACATTAGTTACTCCTTTATGTTGGGGCCAG